GCCGTAGAGCATCAGCAGGCGATGCTTGCCCGCGTACCTGGCGGTGCGCAGGCTTCCGATCGTGCGCCGGCACGTCGCCGCCGGCGGCAGGGTCGCCATGTGGGATCTGGGCTACTGGGATCGAGAGGACGGGATGAGGCTGTCGATCGACGACCTGCATCCGAGCGCGAAGATGTTGGGGATGGCGCCTGAAGGGCCCGGCCGCCGCGAGTTCGTGCTTCGCGAGGATTGCGACCCAACGGGGCCAATCCTTCTCATCGGGTTGGGGCGCAAATCGTGCCTCGCGTGGGGCTATGCGCCGCTCGAGTGGGAGGGCCGCAAGCTCAGCAAGTTGCGGGCGGCGTTCCCTGCTCGGCGCATCCTGTGGCGACCCAAAGGCAGGGAGATGGTCGGGCTTGGCGGCCTGGACGTTTCACATGGAACGTCGATAGAGGAGGCGTTGCGTGGCTGCTCGCTGGTCGTCTGCCGCCATTCAAACGTCGCCATAGATGCCTGCGTTGCCGGAGTGCCAGTCGATTGCGAGGACGGTGCCGCCCTGGCTCTGTACCGGGATGGCGCCAGCCCTTCGCGCGAGGCGCGCTTCGAGTTCCTGCGGCGGCTTACCTGGTGGGAATGGAGAAGCAAGGAGGCTGCGAAGGCATGGAAATGGATTCAGACCATCTGCGGCTGATCTTGTGATCTACCTCGATCGCTTCGCGCGATTCGTCGAACCGTTCGAGCATTGGGTCGCCGACAACTTCGTGACGCCGGCTGCGGTTCGCGCGATCAATGCCGCGTGGCCTACGGAGGCCGATTGGTTCCATGAGGTGTCTGGCGCGTGGGTGCGCAAGTCGGCGCTATTGTTTCCGCGGCGGCTGCACGAGCCGGCGCAGCGGTTGGCTGAGATGCTCTATGCGCGGCCCGCGCTGGCGCGCCTGTCGTCGCTGCTCGGCGTCGAACTGTTGCCGGATCCGTGGTTTCTAGAAGGACCGCTGGAGCCGAAGCTCGGGGGCGGTCTGCATGAAATCGGGCCGGGCGGAAAGCTCGGCATTCACGTTGACTTCGAGGCTCACCCATCCGGTCTGCGGCGGGTCGCGAATCTGTTGATCTATCTGAACGAGGGCTGGTGCGCAAACTGGGGCGGTGCGCTGGAGTTGCATGGAAGCTCGGTGGCCGCGATTCCTCCGATCGCCGGGCGCGCGGTTCTGTTTCTGACGACCCCGCAGAGCTGGCACGGGCATCCGCGCCCGCTGGCTTGCCCGCTGGATCGGACTCGTCGATCGCTGGCCCTGTATTACTACGCGGCCCAGTCGGGCGACGACCAGCGGCCGAAGACGGTCTACCGAGCTAAGACCTGAAGATGAGACTCAACATCGGTTGCGGAAACCGGCGCTTGCAGGGCTACGTCGGCGTGGATGCGACGCGCAGGCCGGCTGCGGACATCGTGGCGCCTGCGCATGCGATCCCGCTGGCCGATGGGTGCGCCGAAGAGGTGCTGGCCGTGCATCTGGTGGAGCACGTCTTCGCGTGGGAGGTGCCGGCGCTGTTGGCCGAATGGCACCGGCTGCTCAAGCCTGGCGGCCTGCTGGCGCTGGAGATGCCGGACCTGCTGAAGTGCGCTCGCAACCTTGCCGAAGGGCGCAAGACGAAGAAGCCGGATCAGCTTTGCATGTGGGGCATCTATGGCGATGACACGCTGCGCGATCCGCTGATGATGCACAGGTCAGGCTGGTGGTTCGATCGGCTGCAACCGCTGGTTGCCGCCGCGGGGTTCGTGAAGATCAGCGAGCGCGAGACGCAGCATCACGCCACCGGGCGCGGCGTGCGCGACTTCCGGCTCGAGGCGAGGCGCGCGTGATCAATTTATTCTGCGGCTACGACCAGCGCGAGGCGATCGGTTGGCACGTCTTTGTCGCGAGCGTCCTCAAGCGGACTTCGGCGCCTGTGGCGATCCACCGACTCGACGCATGCGGGCTGCCGCAGGGTACAAACGCTTTCACCTTCAGTCGTTTTTTGGTGCCATGGCTGATGGGGTACCGGGAGCATGCGATCTTCGTCGACGGCTCCGACATGCTGATGCTGGCCGACGTGGCGGAACTCGATTCTCTGTTCGACGATCGCTTTGCTGTGCAGGTCGTCAAGCATCCGAACTACGAGACCATGAACCCAGTCAAGTACGTCGGCACGTCAATGGAGTGCGAGAACAAGAACTACGCGCGCAAGAACTGGGCGAGCGTCATGATCCTGAACTGCGAGCATCCGTATTGGCGCCTTATGGATCATCGGACCATTGATGCGATGGCCGGGCTCACCATGTTGCAGTTCGGCGGCCTGACGGCGGAGGACCGGCCGGGCAAGCGCGCCGAGATCGGCGGCCTGCCGCCGTGCTGGAATGTGCTCGCTGACGAGGGCCACCCGCTGGAGGGGGCGAAGCTGCTGCACTGGACGGCCGGGATCCCCGCCTTCTGGGAATACAAGGAGGCCCCAGGCGCCGAGCATTGGCACCTCCAGTACGCGAGCATTCTGGAGAGCGCGCTGTGAACCTTACCGTGATCACGCCACCGCCATTCGAGCCCGTGACGCTCGCGCAGGCCTACAAGCAATTGCGATTGACGCCTGACCATGCCGGGTCGCCGGGAGAAGAAACGCACCCGGACGATGCAATGTTGCGCGGGTCAATCACCACGGCGCGCGAGCAGGTCGAGCAGATGGCGCGGAGAAGTCTGATACAGCAGACGCTACGGCTTTCGATGGCGGGCTTTCCGGCGTCATGTGTCCATGGCATTTGGTACGCAGCGACGCCAGTAAGGATCAGGCTGCTGCGCCCACCGATCATTCGCGTCGAGGCGGTGAGCTATTACGATGGGGACAATGCTTTGCAGACGGTCGACGCCGACGACTACTACGTCACCGACGAGCAAGTGCCGGAACTGCGGTTCGTGACTGGCTTCGCGGCGCCGGTGACCTACGATCGTCCAGATGCTCTGCGCGTCGACTACGTCTGCGGCTATGCGCCGGACGGCTCGCCGTCCACGACGCAGGAGGAATACGCAGCGAACGTCCCGAGCTCGCTTTGCGACGCGATCCTGATCGGCGTGCAGTTGCTCTACGATGACATGGCGCCGGCGGACCGCGAGCAGATGGAGAAGATGCGCGAGGCGTTGATTCAACCATTGCGGGTGCAACTCGCGGTATGAGCATCCGAGCCAAGCTCCGCGCTCAGTCGTTGGACGATCTGGTCAGCATCGAGCGCAATGCTCCGACCAGCACCGGCCGCGGCGGTCTGACGCCGAATTGGTATACCGTGGTTCGCAACGTCGCGGCCCGCGTCGATGGGGCTAAGGCGAGCGGGCCTGAGCAGGTCGCCGATGGCGGCATTCGCACTCTGCGCGACTACACGGTATGGATTAGAGCCGATGTCTATAAGCGGTTTTCGATCACGCCACTCGATCGGGTCAACTGGCACGGCCGACTCATGAGCATCCGAGATGTCCCAGACCAGGGTTTGCGCGGCCAGGTGATCGCGGTGATCTGCAGCGCCGGCCTGTCCAAGGAATGACATGGCGACCGTAAAGATCGAAGGGCTGCGCGAGCTTGGCCTTGCGATGAAGAATCTAAGCGCAGACATCGCGCAGAAGGTCTCTCACCAGGCCTTGAGCGCTGGCGCGAGCATCATCAAGAAGTCGGCGATCGTCGGCGCTCCGCTGGCGGACGAGCCGTATCGCGTCGAAGGCAATGTGCGGTCCAAGATCAAGGTCGGCAAGCGCACCAAGCGCGTCAAATCGCTGACCAGCGTACTTGTGCAGCCCGGCAACATCAAGCGCCAGATCGTGCTGAAGCGGTTGCCCGCGTCGCAAACCACGCTGACCTCGGAATACATCGTTACGGTGCGCGGCAAGGCGCAGCATGGATTCGCCTCGCGCTTGGCATCATTGCACGAGTTCGGGACCGTGAAGATGCCAGCCAAGCCCTTCATGCGCCCGGCATTTGAGAACAACAAGTCCAGAGCAGTCAACGCCATCAAAGATCGGCTCGCCAAGCGAATCTCGCAGGCGAACAAGGCGAGCGCGTGAGCCCCGCGTCAGTCATCGTCGACCTGCTTGGTCCGCTCGTCGCCGGGCGCGTTTACGCAAGCGTCTTTCCGCAAGAGGATACGGCGCCGACGTGGCCGGCGATTCGCTTCACGGTGGTAGCCGACACGCCGTTCCCGGACCAATGCGGCAGCGAGGACACCGACTCCGACGATACCCGCGTGCAGATCGACATCGTGGCCGACGGCTACGACGAGGTGCTGGCGCTGAAAGCGGCGGCGATCGCAGCACTTGCCACAAGCACGCCGGCGGCGCTTCGCGAGCCAGGAGGCTTCGAGACGTACGACGCTGATACCAGGACGCACCGGGCGGTGCTCGACTACACCTTCCAGCCTTCCAGCGCCTGAGCGCATCAAGGCGCGCAGAAACGCGCCAAAGTTTCCTCAACCGGCCGCCTTGTGCGGTCTTTTCTTTGAAAGGAGCCCACCATGGCCGGGGGCAAGCGAATCAAGTTTCAAGACAGTCGCATGCAGTTGCTCTACAACTGGCACGCGGATTCTCCAAGCGACAGCGTCAGTGCGATCACGAAGGCGAATCCTGCCGTCGTGACCTCTGCGTCGCACGGTCGCAGCGATGGCGACGTTATTCGCATCAATGGCGCGCTCGGCATGACCGAGGTGAACGGCGAGCCGTACGTCATCGACGTGCAAAACTCGAACACCTATCAACTGTTGGGCGTGAATTCGTCAGACTACGGCACCTACACCAGCGGCGGCAGGGTGGATGTGGCGATGTTCTCGACGTTCTGCGAATTGACTGGCTGGAATCGCCAGGGCGGCACATCGCCTGAGATCGGGGCGACGAGTCAATGCAGTGAAGCGCAGGAGTTCGAGTTCGGCCTGCCGGACTTCGGCACGATGCAGATCGATTACAACTTCGCGCCCCAAGTCGCGGTCTATCAGGCGCTGGAGGAAGCCTATCTGGCCGGAGACAAATTGGCCTATAAGCTGACGTTCATTCCGGCGGCTCTGGCCAACATCTTTCTGATCGGCTTCGGCACGATTACGCAGATGAGCGATTCGGGACAGGTTGGCGGCATGTTGACGGGCTCGCTCAGTCTGCGCCTGAGCGGCCGGCGCTACATCTTCGGCGTCTGACGCGCATGGACCGCGCAACGCTTCTAGCGGCTATGGCCGCGACCCCATTGGAAGTGCGCCCCGTCTCGGTGCCTGGATGGGGCGACATGCATGTGCGCGAGCTCACCATCGACGCCGTAGACCGTCTGAATCGCGCCAAGAGATCGTCCGGGGATGATGTCAATGCGCTGGCGCTTTCGGCTGCGGCATCGATCTGCGACGAACATGGGGCGCTGCTGTTCGACGTTGGCAGCGCCGAGGACATCGCACTGCTCTCGTCGCAGGGCTTCGGCCGTCTGTCGCTCGTGCTGAAGGCGGCCAATGCGCTCGCCGGCAGAGATGAGGGCGAGGGCGCCTCCGAGGGAAAAGCCTAAGCCCGCGCGCGGACTTTCTGCACGACCTGGCGCTGGAACTCGGCACGCCGGTCGGCGCACTGGCGCGGGCTCTTCCCGAGCGTGAGTTCGCGGCGTGGCAGCAGTACGCGGCACGGCGCATGTTGCCGCAGCGTCGCATTGAGCTGTACCTCGCCCAGATTGCCTACCTCATCGCAACAACGATGGGCGGGGTCAAAGGCAAGTCGCTATCGGACTTCATGTTCGACCCCAGCGATGCCGACGAAACGGCCGACCTGAGCGTCGACGACGTGGCGTCGTATTTCGGCGGGATCGTGGTGCGAAAACCTGCGGAGCAGTAGCCTATGGCTCAATCGATCGGCTCGTTGCTCGTAAGCCTCGGGCTTGACGCTGCGGAGTTCACGTCCGGCCTGACCAAGAGCGAGTATCAGGCCAAGAAGTTCGCGCAGCAGATGGACCGTGCGGTCGCTGGGGCGATCATCAAGGCCGAGATCGCGATTCGCGCCTTTGGCGCCGCGGCTGAATACGCGGTCGAAGCCTTCAAGACGCTCACTCAAGGCGCGGCCGAGTTCGCGGACCTTTCGGACAAGACGGGCGACACTGCGGAGAACCTGGCGTCTCTGGCCGTAGCCTCCGCGGTGGCCGGCGTATCGATGGGTGACATCGCAGAGGGCGCCAACAAACTTACCAAGAGCTTGGTAGGCGTCGACGACGAAAGCAAGGCTGCTGGCGCCGCGCTCACGGCGCTGAACATCAATGTCGCCGACTTCAAGAAGCTGTCGCCGGTCCAGCAATACGAGGCGGTCGGCAAGGCGCTAGATGGCTTTGCGGACGGCGCGGGCAAGGTGGCCGTCGCTCAGGCGTTGTTCGGCAAGGCGGGAGCCGAGCAGTTGCGCGTGTTCAAGGCGCTGCAGGAGCTTGGTGGCGCTCAGGTCATCCTGACGCAAAAGCAAATCGACTTGGCCGACGCCTACCATGACCGCCAGGCGAAGACGACGGCGCTGCTGAAGCTCTATGCCCAAGCCGCAGCGACGGAGGCCCTGCCCGCTCTGACCGACTTGACGGCGGCCACAGTCGAGTTCATTCGAACGTTGACGGGACTCGGCGAGCAAGCTAACGGGCTTAAGTCGACAAACTCTGTTGCAAAATTTGCCGAAGACGCGACCGATGCGCTGGCGTTTCTTGTCGACGCCGGTCAAGGTGTATCGCGCGTATTCCGCAGTATCGGCACAGAGATCGCGTTCGAGCTGGCGCTCATCAAGACGCTGAAGGATCAGGGTATTGCTGCGGCGCAGGCGCTGGCTAGGGCAGGGCGCGACGATTCATCGAACATTTTCTCGGCGCCACTGTTCAGCCAGCAACTTGCGCAGGCCAGAGCACAACGCAAGGAACTCGACCGGCTACGATCAATCGAGGATCGAGGCTTCACGCCCGCCGGCAAGACGCTCAACTTCGCTGGAGCCATTTCAGGCGCCAAAGGATCGGTCGCGGCCGCGCGCTCGATCACTGACTACGCGACCGAAGTCGGCCAGGCGCTCGGGCGGATGATCGAGGGGAGCGATCTGGTAAAGATCGCTGAGGTAAACGATCAACTGCGAGAGCTTGAGCATCTTGCGTCACTCGGGCTTGACGTTCGCATCGTGTCGTCTGTGCAGGCTTCGTTGCTGGAAAAGCTGCCGAAGCAATTGGAAGATGGCGCCGCTGGCTTTCGCAAACTGGAAATCGCCGCCGAGAACGCAAGCGACGGTTTCAGAACCGAACTTTTGAAGAACTACAACGACGAGCAGGAGCGGCTGAATCGCTTACTGG